GCAAAAGGTCTGCCCATCAAGCATCTGGACCTGGGAGGAGGAATTGGAATTCCCTACAAGGACGAGACTGAGGCCGATCTAAAATCCTACGCCGAGTTCCTTAGTGTCCAGTTCCGCAGTTTGCTTTACGATCCTCTCCACTTGGAGTGGGCTCCATTGGCCGCGTACTATGTTCTCTATGTAGATGATCCCTTCTTTGTCCCGTGATACTAATCCCCCCACTGTCCAGTCCGGGTCGCTGTTTTCTCCAGACGGTGAGCCAGCGCCTACCATATTCCCCGCTCTCCTCTGTGCATCCGTGGGGGCCTTCTCTGTTGCTGCTAGATCCCACCACCTTAACTTCTGACACTGTATAGGAGCCATTGCCACCACTTCAAACCAGTCCCTCTGAAATAGAGTTCCCTGTTCTGATATCTCCCAGTCTCCCTTTCTTAGTCTTTTCCTGGTGATATAATCTAGTTCCTGTAAGGAGAGTTCGTACTGTTCTTGGTCGAGATACGGATTGTCTTCTAGTTTTGCAGATATGAAAACTCGGTTCTTCCTAGTCTTGGAATCGATATATCTTGTCTTGAGTGCAGAGTGAGATCTTCCCCCTGGGTTACTGGCTGCTCTGAATCTTATTGGGCAGGGCATTCCAACTAATCTCCTTAGTCGGGAAAATAAGTACAGAACTTGGTTCCAATGTAACTGGGATGCTTCGTCCACTCCTATGAACTGGTAAGCGGCTGATTGGTACTGGTAATGATCATTGGGGCCATCTAGGTAACCAAAGGTGAGAGTGGCACCACCTGGGAATGTCCATCTACAGTCTTTCTCATTCCATTTCGCGTCAGTGTCCATTAACCACTCTTTTGATCTAGCCATAATAGCATCTGGCTGATTTAGGTCTCTGTACGTTGATCGGAGGATCAGAGCTGCATAACCTGGGACATCGACATATTGCAGAGCTGCCATAAGGAGTGCGTCGCTCTTGCCTCCTCCTACTGCTCCTCCGTAGAAAACATCGAGTACTCCATCCAATAACAAGAACGCTTGCTGCTTAGGCGTCGGCTTGTGCGGAATGTACTTCGTCATCTTCGGGATCAGCAGGCTGCATAGCTGCGGATTCGATTGCACCAGCTCCAATGAGGATGTCGAGGACTTGGGCTGTGACATCTTCTGTGGCTTCGATTTGTTCGGGTGCTTCGTCCGCCGTGTGGTGGTGTTGGAAGTTTCCAAGGTGTGCTATTGCTCCTCTTACGTCCTTTCGTTGGGTCCAGTTAAATCTGTTGCACATATGCATTGAGTACAGGCGATTGTTGAACATGGTGTTCTTGAGATTTGTTCTTCCCTGACTGAGCCACCATGCCTCACAGAGTACTTCTCCTGCTGCTACCGCGTCTGCAAAGTCTGGGTTCTTTTTGATCCAATTGGTAAGGGTGCTTGGGTGGATCTTTAGTTCAAGACAGAGTTCAACCTGAGTTACCCCTGTAGCCATTACCTCTACTACTCTTTCGCAGTAATAGGCAGGGTCTTGGTCATACTTGCTTGGTCGGCCCTCAGAGCAGTAATACACTCCTTTCCCGGTATCCCTGACTGCGATTGGTGCTCTTTCTGGTAAGGTGAGGGCATGCTCAGGGTCATCCAGGAGTTCAGCTACTATGGAGGATTCCCTTTGTTCCTGCCGCTCATCTTTAGTTGGGCGAGTTCTTCCCATGCGTGGCCTCCTGTCTTAGTTCAAATTTTATGTCCTTGCAGAGTGAGCGAACCATGTCAGCGTGGCATTTACCAGCCCTGGCGTATCGCTTGCCTTGTTCAGAACTTTGACCAGGGGCCGAGCCGCGTTCTATCTGACCGGCTAGAGTCTCAAAGCGGATTATGGTGTCGGTGATATTCATTCCCTGGTTATCTTCCCATCATAGCCGGTGACCTTTCTGAGCCCTTTAATGCATTGATCAATGTGCTCGTATCCCGGACTTGATGCTAATTTCTTCCCGGTTTGCTTATCGCTTACTCGCCAATGATATCCTTCATCATCTTTGTATAAGTAGTACTTCATTGGGGCTACCTCCTGTGGATTTGCTCTCTATGACCTCTGACCTGAACATACCATTCCTCTGGGGTGAGGTCTAGTGAGAGGGGTTTGAGAAATATCACCATCGTGGGAATCGATGAGAGATAATAAAGCGCCTCTGAAGCACGATAAGGGTTTGGTTGGCCTTGGGGTGCTGGTTGAGGGGGGAAATGGATTCCTATGGCGATTCCTCAAGGAATTAGAGCAAAAAAAAGGACCCCCAGCCGATGTGCCAGGGGTCCCTACTTCCAATATCTTTTTCTATCTTACGGTTGCGGGGTACTTCGGTTAGGCTAGCCCATGATAGCACCTCCCTATTTTGGATGCTCCTCTTTTTGATTTGTTCCTCACTCCTCCCACTCACAAATAAACCCACCCACCACTTCACGCATAGCAGCATCATTCCACGAATTAGTTGGTCTATGCCAGGTGAGATAATGCTCAAGGCCAGGACCCCCATTATTTGGTTCCTTCCTATCCCCCTCCCGATACCATCGATGATACCTGAACCTCTCACCGCTCACCCATTCCCAGGTTCCTTCTACTCTTTCGTCTGTTCCCCCTAGCCAGAATGATTCTCCTTTACTAACCATTTTAACCAGGAACTCTGCTTCTTCCTCCTTGGTAATGCTAACAAGATACCCATCCATCTCCTCACATCGCTCCTTAGCATCCTGCCAGGTTGTCTTGTTCGGGAATACCTTGTACCAATGCCCATTGAAGGCTACGGCGTCCTTGGGGTGTCTGGTATAGGTGAGGAGTCTTTGTTTGGTGTTGGTGATTTCTTGTTTGGTTTCAAGGGCCTGTTCTATTTTGCCTTGGGATGTCAGCGAGGACTGAAGTTTGACCAGGGAAGAAAGGTACTGGTTATCAATCCTCCTCATGGAATCCCTGTAGGATTTAGTCGTAGCTTTTGTCTTCTTCAGATACAACTCCTGCAGGGATCTGAGAGCAGGATAGGACAACTCCAGATCATTCTTGGTTACCTCATGGTGTTTGGTAAATCTCTTCATCTCATTCCGGGCATCTATATAGGATTCAAGATTCCCCTTGGATTGGGCTCTCTCAGCCAATTCCTTTAGAGCTCTAGAGTATCCAAGTCGGATTGAGTCCCTTTGAGCCTTATGAGCGATTCCTTTCTCTATGGCTGCTTCTTCCCATTTGAGGCGTAAGGTGCCGAGACCTGCGGGAGTGTTGGCAAGGGTGGTAAGGGTAAGGGTTACAAACAACAGGCTTGCCCTGGCAATGCCATTCGTGGTATTGATCATTATGTCTCCTGAGTGCTAGGATTATCTCTCGTCGTTATCCGGGTCTTTAGTCCGCTCACACCAGGCATCAAAAATGATAGTGATATTCTGCCCGTGCGACCCACAAATGCATTCGATAGTCTTGAATCGAAGTCTGATGGCACAGCTTGATCGCTGCCATCCTTCTACCACGTCAGAGTTCCCTGTTTCATTAATGCCAAATAAATTGCATGCCGTTGACTGAGCATTCTCTAGTGCTCTTTCCATGCATCGAGTGGGAGTGCCAGTCACTCGGATCTCTTTAACGTCGGTTATCTTTTCGGTAGTCATCTTCTCTTGCTCCTCGTCTTTGTTTGATGGTAGGGGTGGTGGTGGGAAGTGAGGCCCTGGGTTTTGGTCTGTCATATATCTCTCGCGCAGTTCCAAGTGGGAGTCGCTGCCGTACTTGTAAAAGCCAAGAGTGCTATCGCAATGGACGCACCAGTCCGGGTCGCCCTTGAATAGCTTACGCGTTTTCTTGTCCCATGCACGATTGCAGTTGAGGCAGTATACCATTTTCTTGTAGAATCTCACTTCACCACCAACCAGCCATGCATGAATGCCAAAAGGGTAATGAATATCCCAATGAGCACGCATCCCGCATTGGTTAGCATCATTAGTATTATCATGCTCTTGTCGTCCATTATTTCATCCTTCCCGTTCTCAATTCATCTAACAGGTCAGAGAGCATCCCAACATCATCCACTGCCTTTCCGTCCAGGATCTGATCGAGGACCTTAGCCTTATGATCTATCAGCTTGGCGATGCTCTGGTCGATGGTTCCGTCCGCTAAGAGGTACCAGGCATTCACCGAATCTGCTTCCTGCCCGATCCTGTGCACCCGATCCTCTGCTTGGATGTGCTCCCCTGGTGTCCAGCCCAGTTCCAGGAAAGCGGTGTTGCTAGCCGCGGTCAGGGTGATCCCCTCACCTGCTGCCTTGATGTTCCCGATGAATAATCTGGTCTTATCGTCCTCCTGGAATTGATCCACCACGGCCTGACGCTTCTTCTGTGCTGTAGAGCCGTCCAAGGTAACGCAGATGTCCTTAAAGGCTTCCTGCAGGTCTTTAACCGCTTTCTTGTGAGTGCAGAACACCACCAGCTTCTCACCGCTATCCAAGAAGTCCTCAATCCACTCAATCGCTGCTTTCATCTTCCCAGCCATGGTTAGCTGCTTGAGTGCTTCGATCTCGGTGAGGGCCTGAGCGTTGGATGCCTTAGCTGCCTTCTCAGGGTCGATTCCTTTGAGCCAGCTTAAGAAATTGCTCTCTGCCTTGTTATACTCCGCTCTATTGCTCAGGGCCAAGGGAACATGATTCCTTTGCTTCTGAGGGAGTTCTGGGAGCACATCCTTCTTGAGACGTCGAAGCATCACCCTGCCACTTAGCTTCTGGTGTAGCTCGTTGGTATTGGTTGCTCCGCTGAAGTCCCACCCGAATCCGTTATGCTTTGGATCACAGTACCGATTGGTGAAGGCTTTGAAGTTCGGGAAGTAACCTGGGCAGATGACCTGCAAGGGGTTAAAGAACTCAACTGGCCGGTTGATGATAGGAGTGCCGCTCAGCCCTATCCTATGCTTCACTCCCTGCACCAGCTTGAACACTGCCTTGGTCCGCTTGGTCTTGGAGTTCTTGATCTTATGGCATTCGTCCAGGATGACTGCCTGTGGCTTCAGATACTCCAAGGCCGGCAGCCAATCAGCGAGGATGTCATAGTTGACGATAATGATGTCCCCTGGTCCTATCTTGCTCGACTTCTTGCCCTCTAGGATCACCGGCTCCATATCTGTCCATGCGCGGATCTCCTTTGCCCAATTCAATTTGACAGATGCGGGACAGATAATAACCGCGGGACGAATCTCAGGCCGGAACTGCAGCCACGCAATCGCTTGAATGGTCTTGCCCAGTCCCATCTCATCACCAATCAATGCCGAGCCCCTGGCATCAATGAACTGCACCCCTTGGTCTTGGAAGGGATATAGCTTCCCCTTGAGCCCTTTGATCTTAACCGGCTTCTTATACTTCACCTCTGAGGTCCACCCATCGTACCAATCCTGCAGACCCGGTTGGAGAGTGAAGCCAAGGCTCGTCAGGATATCACAGCTATCGATACTCAGAGGTGCCCACCACAAAGGCTTCCCATCCTTCTTGTTGAAGTGAGCGCCAGCCAGGGCTTTGATCTTAGGGATCATATCAGGGTTGTACGGGAACTTGATCCATAGCTGCCCCTGATACTTCCCCACCACCATAGCCTCGTCAGCTTCCCGCTTGGCCTTGCTCTTCTTAGGCTCCTTGCCCTTGGTCTCTGTTGCGAACTTGTTGGGCTTGGATTTGAGACCGCCCAATCCGCTGATCTGGCCTGCGTATTTGATCAGAGCCTTACGGAGGTAATTGACCTGCTTCCAGGTTAGCCCACCGACCTTGGTGTAGAACTGGGCCATCGATGTCATGACGTCAGCGTCATAAGCATTGAAGCCCACCCCGTTCTCGTAGATGGTGTTCTTGCCTGTTTGCTCGTCGGGTTCCTGCATGCCATAGATAAGCATTAGGCCCCCGATGATCAAAGTGCCATCCTTGTCAGCCTTAATGGCTTCTTTGATGGCTTCGACTTCCGTAATGGATTTGGTGGTCATTATCCTTGATCCTCTGTTAAAGGTTCAAATTCAGTGGTAACGACAGACCATTCACCTGGCATATGTTCCACCGCTATCCCTTCTTTCAACCATGGACCAAAGCAGCATGCCAGATATCCGCCTGCTGATAGATAGACAGAGACTATCTGCCACTCGTCTTCTGGATAACGACGCCACCCATAATCTCCTGATTGACTAGGTTTCGTTTTATAGCTCACCGAGCCATAATCGCAACCAGGAACGTGTGCTACTGCTCCCCTGCATATATCACAGGGCAAGCCATTTACAATTACTTTAAACATTTCGATGCTCTCCTTTGTTCTGTTACCAATGTAACAGTTCAAGCCCTCCGGCTCAACTCCTTTTATTCAGTTTTAGGACTCATGTGGGTTTGTCAATCTTAGGCCCGTAAACCAAGATACAGCCGTCCCATTTCTTTTCCCTTAAATTCTCAATATTATACGTGGAAAAGTAAGTGGAACTCATTGCCATTTCCTTGTGGTCATACAGCAAGGTTTTATAGACAACGACAACGAACCATATACCCGGCTTATCCCTGAATTGAGCCCAGTACCAACCAGGGTCTG